TGATGCAACCGAAGTCACTTATCCAAGAGGCCGAAAAGTTCCTTGCCTACCTGCGTGGGCTGGGCTTTGTCGGCAACCTTACGAAGTCGGGATGGGTCGCGTGCCACGCCAACGGCGTGACGTTCACCGGGAACGCCAAGCGCATCCGGTTCGATTACGTGGTCATCAACGAAGGCGGGACCACGTGCATCTGCGAACGTGGCCCGGTGAGCATGGCATGGCTGGACGGCAAGGCAAAGGGGGCAGGACTGTGACTCCCACGGGATGCCCGGTCGGACTGTGCGACGATCAAAGCGCGTGCCGCTTCTGCGACAACGGGGGACGCAGGTACATGGACGGCGGCGAATTGCAGCGCGTGTGGATGCTCCACGTGAATGCCATGCGCGAGTGCCAACGTGCCGAGGCACGCGCACGGACGCTGGATGACGATTGCACGATGTTGGCTCGTCGAAACGCGAAGTTGGTCATTGAGGTTGACCAACTCCGCGATGAAATATCCGTGCTGCGTCGGGCGGTTGCGCCGCAACATCTGCAAGCGCAGATTGCCATGCTCACGTACGAGAACGAGCAGTTGCGCCAGCGCAGCCTCAACGCCGCGTTGTACGAGGGTGAGGGATGACGGCCAGCGAGTACGTCGTATGGGTCGATGGCGACCCGGCGGCGCAGGGGTCTAAGCGACTGGTGCGCCTGAAGGACGGCAGGAGCGTGATGCTGGAGAACAGCAAGCGCGTGAAGCCGTGGCGTGCGGCGGTAGCCGATGCCGCCCGCGAGCAGCGCGTGCAGCCGTTTCAAGGCGATGTCATCATCCATGCACGGGTGCGGTTCGTGCGACCACAGAAGCACTATCGCAAGGACGGCAGCATCACCCCGTCCGCGTTGCCCCGACCGGGGTACGCCGACTGCGACAAACTGGCGCGTGCGATTTGTGACGCGCTGGCCGGGATCGCGTATGCCAACGACCGACAGGTGGCCGCGCTTGCCATCGAACGGGAGTGGGCATCGGCGGGTTCCGGCCCCGGCGCGTGCATCCTGATCCGGCCCTGCCCCCCAAAGGGCGGCTGGAACTACATAGCCCCCTAGACCAACCCCGGCGCGGGATCTGACGCAACGACCCGGCGAGTGCTGGGAAGGAGTGCCCGCGACCGGGGATTATCTTGCCCCAAAAAAATCTACGAAATCCATCAGAAATACCCCTCCACCCCCTTGACCCCCGCCGGAACGGGGGTACAGTACGGGTGTTGAGCAGGTCGCTCAACCCGAACCCGCCGGACGCGGGCGCAGGAGACAACGACAATGGCGCACGAAATCGAAACGAACGACGGAATGGTGCTGGCGAACAACGGCGCATGGCACGGGCTTGGCACCGTGGTTCAGGGCGCACCGAACCCCTACGCCGCGCTCCGCATCGCCGGGATGGAATGGGAAGTGCTGGAGTCGGACGCGCTCACGGGCACGTTCAACGCGGGCAGCACCGACGAACGCCGGGTGGTCACGGGCGACAGCAAGATGCTGGTGCGCTCCGACGATCACACCGTGCTGGGGGTGGTCGGAAAGGACTACAGCCCCGTGCAGAACAGCGCGCTGGCCGACCTTGCCTACGCCATGCGGAACGCCGACGCGGAGAGCGGGGTGGAAGTCGAATCCGCCGGAAGCATCCGGGGTGGCAAGCGCGTGTTCATGCTCCTGCGCGCTCCCAGCGTGGACATGACCGGGACGGGCGACGAAGCCCACCCCTACCTGCTCATCGCCAACGGGCACGACGGAACGCTGGCCCTGCGCGTGCAGCCGACGAGCGTTCGCGTGGTGTGCAGCAACACCTTCCACGCCGCCATCGGGGTGAAGCAGAAGGCGTGGTCCCACCGCCACACCCTGAACATCGGAACGCGGGTTGAAAGCCTTGCCGCCGAAATCAAGTTGTGGTTCCAGATGGTGGAGGACGGGCAGGAAACCGCCCGCGCACTCGCGGCGCGGCAGGTAAACCGCGAAGGCATCCGCAACCTGTGGGCCGACGTTCTCCTGCGGCTTGACGGTCCGACCCCGGTGAACCCGAAGAACGGCTGGGAGGAGCGGCGCAAGGAACACGCCGTCGCCTTCCTCGCGCACGCCGCGCAGGTGTTCGACACGGAGGCGCGGCAGTACGGCACGAACCTGTGGGTGGCCGCGAACGCCGCCACAAACGCCATCCAGCACCTTCGCGCCGGGTGGAGCGTGCGGACGAAGGACGCGCAGGCCCGCGCCTACGCCGCATGGGACGGCACCACGGCGAACGCCACGCAGGAAGCCTTTGACGCTGCGCTAGCGTGCCTGTAAACTAACCCGGTCGGGATGGCCACGGACGGCCCCCGACCCCTACAAGCCCCCGGAAGCGTGCCCCCTGTGCCCATTGGCCGGGGGGCGCGTTATTTCGCCCCCAAAGAAATGTCAGAAAATCTTCCAACTTTCCCCCCCACCCCCTTGCACCCCGGCGCGGAGGGGGTATAGTACGTGTGTCGCGCAGGTCGCGCGGCCCGCAGCCCCCGGACGGGGCCACAGGAGACACGAACATGAAGAACGAATCCACCCGCAGCAGCCTTGAGAAGTGCGACCGCGACGTAATCAACGCTCTGAAGGACACCGCCAATTTGCTTGGCGCAATGCTCGCGGCAAGCCGGATGTACCGCGAAACGGGTTGCACGGAAACCGCCGCAGCCTACGAAAAGATGATTGACGCGCACGACGCGCTTCTCGCGGCATGGAACAGCGCGCATATCGCATCGGTCATGGATCACAAGCGACTCGCCGGGATTGATATTCCCGCCCAAACGAAGCCCGTGTCGGTGGTGGAGCGGGTTTTTGGAGCAAGCCCAATCACCGCACCCGTTATCGGCAATGACGTTCCCGCGTGGATGCGCGGCGAGCAGATGGAACTTGACTGACCACGGAAACGGGGCGATGCGACCGCCCCTTTACACCCCCGCGTAACGGGGGTATACTGCACGCGCCGCAGGTCGCGGCGACCGTACCCGGCGGGACCGGGCGGAGACACCGATGAACCGAAGCGACTCAATCGCAAGCCTTGCCACCGCGCTGGCGAAGGCGAACTTGGAGATGTCGAACCCCGTGTTCGACAAGAAGAACCCGCACTACAACAGCGGCTACGCATCGCTCGCCGCCGTGCTGAACGCCATCCGCGAACCCCTTGCCAAGCACGGGCTATCGCTCATTCAGACCATCAGCACCGAACCCGGCTCCGTCACCATCACCACAAGCCTGATCCACGCATCCGGCGAATGGCTGTCGGCTGACGTATCCGTGGCCGTCCCCAACAACGCGACCGCGCAAGCCGTGGGGTCCGCAACGTCGTACATGAGGCGATACAGCGCGCTATCGGTGTGCGGCATCGCGGGCGACAACGCCGACGATGACGGCGAGGAGGACCGCCGGGACCGCGAGGAGCGTAAGCCGATGGCCGCGCCGACTCGCAGCCAGCGCACGAACCGCGCCACCTTCCAACCGGAGAAGGCACAGGGCGCAGCCCCCGCCCCCGCCCCTGCCCCCGCCGCACCCCCGGCACCCCCGGAACCAGCATCCCCGGCAAAGTCTGACCGCTTCCCCGATGACTTCAACGGCGAAGTGACCGTGCGCCGCGTGCTGCGCCGCCCCGGACACCCGCACGCCATTCACGTGCAGAGCGCGGATCACGGCATGGCGTGGGTGTCCACGAAGGTAGACGGCTACGCCGACTGCCTAGAGGAAGCCGTGAACGAGCATCGCATCGTTGAGGTGTGGCGCAACGGCAACGCGCTTGAACTCATCGCCGTGAGGAACTGCGCGCAGCCCGCACCCACCGGGGAGGAGGTGAACGCCAATGACCTTCCCTTCTGAAAACTCTCCGCCCCGCCAGCATGAAAGGAATGCCATGACCGACATCGTGAACCGCTTGCGGACGAACCGCGACTGCCTTGCGCCGTGCCTCATGGACGATGCCGCAGATGAAATCATGCGCCTTGAGCGCGTCGTGCTGGATCTGATTACCGAGCGCGACGAGGCGAGGCGGGAGGTGTGTGTGTGGCAGGGATTGGACACGGGCAATACGCCACGCGACACCGCAACGGTGCGCGGCTGGAACTGCTTTGGGCAAGACAACTGGCCGTCCACGAAGGACAGATCGGAACCCGATGCCGAACCGCAAAGCCCCGAAGCCTAAAGCCAAGCCCAAGACCCCACCCCCATCCCGCGACGTTGGGAAGGAACTGGAGCGGTACGCGCTCATGCTCGCCATCATGCAACTCACGACCGAGCAAATCAGAAAGGCCACCCCGTGAACCTGTACGCCATCTCATCCGAAATGCAGGCGGTCATCGACGCGATGCTGGAGGGCGGCGCAGACTCCCCCGAAGCAATGGCCGCGCTGGACGAACACCTGAAGGGACTGGACACCGCCCTAGAGGAGAAGGCGGAACGCTACGCCGCCGTCATCCTTGAACTGAAGGCACGCGCCGAAGCACGCGCACGCGAAGCCGACCGAATCCGGACCCTTGCCAGCATCGACAACAAGGTGATGGAACAACTGGCCGACCGCCTGAAGCAAGCCATGACCGCTACGGGCCGCACCCGGATCGACGGTGCCACCGTGCGCCTGTCCGTGGTCCGCAACGGGGGCAAGACCCCCCTGCGCGTCGATGTCGAAGCCGACCAACTGCCCACACGCTTCCAGCGCGTCGTTTCCGTCACGACCGCCAACAACGATGCCATCCGCGAGGCGTTGGAGGCAGGCGAAGCCGTCCCCGGTTGCGCGCTGCTGGAGCGTGGAACCCGCCTTGCCATCCGGTAGACTCACCAGCAATTCGTGCGTGGCCCATCCCCACGCAGTCTCCCGCCCGCCGCGTGGACTCCATGAAGGGGAAACCCCGGCGGGCGGTTTATTTGCACCCCCTGCGCGACGGGGGTATAAAGGAACAACAATGCGCGACCCGTTCAAGGTGCCAGCACCGTTTTACTTGTCATTCAGCGGAGGACGAACATCTGGGTACTTGCTGCGGCGTGTGCTTGATGCCCACGGGGGCACGTTGCCGGATGGCGGTCATGTCCTGTTCGCCAACACAGGAAAGGAACATTCTGCAACGCTTGATTTCGTTGCGGAAGTTGGGAAACGATGGTGCCCGGTGACATGGATCGAATATCGAAGGGAAAAACCGCGATTCGCCACGGTGACCTACGAAACCGCGAATCGAATCGGAGATCCATTCAAAGAACTGATCCTGTCCAAGCAACGGCTTCCATCGCCCCCCATGCGATTTTGCACTTCAGAACTGAAGGTGAAACCAATGGAGGCGTATCTGCAAAGCATCGGTCTGCAAGAGTTCACGGCGATACTTGGAATCCGGGCGGATGAGCCAAGACGAGTGAGCAGGATTCGCGGGCAAGTGGATCGGGATATAGCACTTCCATTAGCCGATGCGGGCATCACCGAAGATGAAGTGCTGGAGTTTTGGGGCCAAAGCGACTTCGATTTGCCGTGGCCGCACGATCAAAAGTATTTCGGGAATTGCGACCTGTGCTTTTTGAAGTCAACAAGCCGACTGCAATACGTCATTGAATCACGCCCGGACTTGGCAGCGTGGTGGATTGAGATGGAGGAATTGATGGGACATCAATTCCGGTTTGACCGTCCATCCATCAAGCAGATGGTGACTCAAATCACCGTGCAGGGCAAGTTGTTTGAATGTGCCGTAGATGATTCCATGCCGTGCGACTGCACGGAATAACTTGCACCCCCTGCGCAGCGGGGGTATAATGAACGCATGAGACACCCGATTGAATCGCCGCATGATGTGCGGACGGCGATCCTCGCCGCCCTGCACGAACAGGGACGCACCCGGTACGCATTCGCCAAAGACTGCGCCACCGCCAACCTGTGCCAGCACAAGACCGTGGACAGCATTCTGACCAACCCGGAAGCCCTGTCCGCGACCATCCCCACCCTGCCGACCGCCATCACCCTGCTGCAACACGCCGGGTATGAACTGGTCGCCGTGCCACGCAAGGGACCGCGCTGAAAGACGTTGCTACGATGGAGGGCGACATGGCCGACCACGCAAACACAGGGGGGATGGAGGGGGTTTCGGATGGACCGCCCACCCGCAAGGCGGTACGGCGGCACCTGAACGTCATCGAACAGGCGGTCTACGGCGGTTGGGAACTGCCCGACCACGCATCCAAGACCATCCCGCAAACCCTGCAAGGCATCCTTGATGACCCCAACGCATCGGTGCGGGACCGCATCCGGGCATCAGAATGCATGATGGCCCTGCGCCGGGACCGCATGGACGCAGCCGTGCAACTGGACCGCATTCAGCGATTGGACGCAGGCACCGCCACCGACCGCGTGGAGGTGGTGGAAGGCATCACCGATGCCACCCTGAACGCCGTCGCGCAATCGCTTGTCGCACCCGCCAAGCCCGCCCCCAAGCCGTGCCGAAGCCCAAAGCGCAAGCGCAAGCCCTGACCCGCCAGCAGGCGGTCGAAGCCGCCCGCGAGAACCCGGCGGCGTTCGTGGCCCTGTGCATCGGGAAGCCCGTAAGCGCGCTCCAGCGCGAGATGCTGCACCACGCGCTTGTCCACCTTGACTGGTATAGCGAAATCCCACGTGGGCACGCCAAGACCAGCACGTATTCCTTCCTCGTCGCATGGTGGCTAGGGGTCCGTCCTGATGCCCGATTCAAGATCGTTTCACAGAACGATGAAACGGCATCGGCCACCAGTCGATTCATCCGCGACATCATCCGCAGCCGACCGTACCAAGCCGTGTTCCCGAACGTCACCCTGAAGCCGGGTGAGGACACCGTGACCGCATGGAGCATCGTTTCGCCGGGGCTAGGGCCGCGCCGTGACCCCTCCGTGCAGGCTTCCGGCGTGTTCGGGCGAACAGGTGGACGCGCCGACGTAATCTGGTTCGATGACCTGTGCGACCTGCGTAACTCCGTGTTGCAGCCCGCCCTGCGCGAGCAGGTGAAGGAAGCCGTAGCGAACGTGTGGCTCCCGATGCTGGACCCGTCCGGGCCGCACCCCAGCCGGGTATGGCGCAGCGCAACCCCCTTCCATGTCGATGACCTGACCGCCGATTGGCGCAAGGAATGCGAAGGCAACGGCACCCTGCTGCGCCGCCCGTGCATGGGACTGCAAAGCCCGTGGCCGGAAGTATTTACGCCTGACCTACTCGCCAAACGTCGCGGCGCGATGGGACCGATGGGCTATGCCCGCGCCTACGAACTGGTCCCCCTGTCCAGCGACCTGCTTGTATTCCGCCCTGAATGGGTGCGGTACTACGACCCGGCAAAGATTCCTACCGTGACCCGGACCATCGCCGCGATTGATTGGGGCTATGGCAAGAAGGCGCAGGAACGCGATGACCCCGACTACAGCGTGTGCATCGTGGGGGAAGTGGACTTCCAGCGCAACCTGTACCTGACCGACATCCTGCGCGTCCGCGAGGCGTTCCCGGTGTTTGCAAAGCAGGCCGCGTCCCTGCTCTCCCGCCGGGGCGCGTCCGTGGTACTGGCCGAAGCCAACGGGCCGCAGAAGGGCATCTTCGATTCCTTCCGCGACATCACCACGCAGCCCATGCTGGCCGTGGAGCGGTCCAGCGACAAGCACCTACGCGCAGCGGGGGCGCAGCCGTTCGTTGAGCAGGGCAAATTGCTGTTCCCGCAATCGGGCGACGGCAGGGTGCTACCCGCCTTCCAACCCGTCATGGACGAAATGATGGCGTTCCCGGCAGGCTCCCACGATGACACCGTGGACGTAGTGGTAGACCTGTGCGGGGAAGCCGTGCGCGGCTCGCTGACGGCGACGGAGCGCAACGCGGGCAGAATTGAACGGCCTGACGCAATCGGGCAACTGTTCGGTGCGCGTGCCCCCAAGCGTCCGTTCTTTGCGTGAAGCATTGCATGGGCAATGCAGGCGGATACCATCCGCGCATGGCCGACATCGACCTGACCCCCACGGAGGAGATGGCATCGAATGCCGCCCGTGGGCTGGAACTGCGCGAGAAGCACGGACGCGGCGGAACCGCCGTGGGCGTTGCCCGCGCACGCGACATCAAGAACCGGAAGAACCTGTCCCCCGACACCGTTCGGCGGATGCACTCGTTCTTTTCGCGTCACGCTGGGAATGAAGCCGGGGGTGAGGACGATGCGGGGTATATCTCGTTCCTGTTGTGGGGCGGGGCCGCAGGACGATCATGGGCAAAGCGCAAGAGCGCACAACT